TAAAGCTAAACCTTTACAAAAGAAACCTAAAAGTAAACTTATAAGTTTACCTAAGCTTACTAAAAGTGCCCAACAGGTATTTAACAAGTATATAAGAACCCGTGATGAGGGATTGGTATGTATTAGCTGTGGCTCAGACAAAGCCAACCAGGCAGGTCATTGGATTTCAGTTAAACAATCAAGTGCCCTAAGATTCCACGAATGGAATGTTAATCTACAATGTGCAGGATGTAATCTGTACCTTCATGGTAATCAGGTTATGTATAGGGTTGGTTTGGTTCAGAAGATAGGAGAGAAGGCCGTAGCTGAACTTGAATCTATGTATATTAACAATAGAATAAAGAAATGGACTCGTGAGGAATTAGAGGATATAATTAATAAATATAAGTAGTATATTTGTGTATGGCAAAAATTAGAGTTAAGAAAAGAGAAGAAGACAAGGGGGAGTTTCAGCCCTCTGTTGAAAAGAAGTTAGCTAAGGCTTCTTATGAGGCTATGCAATTACTTGATAAGAAGTATAAGGAAAAATTGGACAACCAAATTAAAGGCAAGTGGCAAAAGTAAGAATGATAAAAAGAAAAGACGGAAGTTATTCTAAGAGAGGTCTTTGGGATAACATTCGTGCTGCTGTAGGTAGTGGTAAAAAACCAACTGCTGAAATGTTAAAGCAGGAAAAAAAAATAAAAGCTAAATCTAAATAATATGTCAGAGGCTTGGCAAAGAAAAGAGGGTAAGAATAAAGAAGGTGGATTAAATGCAAAAGGAAGAGCTTCATACAATAAAGCTCATGGTGGTAATTTAAAGGCACCTGTAAAGTCAGGAACTAACCCAAGGAGAGTTTCTTTTGCTGCTAGGTTTGCTGCTATGGCTGGTCCAATGAAAAAACCAAATGGAGAACCAACTAGAAAAGCCTTGGCATTAAAAGCCTGGGGATTTAGTTCACCTGCACAAGCGAGAGCATTTGCTAATAAAAATAAAAAATCCTAACATGGCTAAACTTAAGGTTAAGATTAAAAAAGCTGAAGCAAATACATCTGAAAAAATAAATCCTCAGATACAGGAGAAGATTGATTATATAAATAGTCCAATATATAAAAGAAGATTACTTGGATTAGGTCAACCAAAAGAAACTGTTGATAAGTTAATTGCAGATAGAATAGATGAATTAAAAAGAACTAAAATACAATATAATGCTAACCTACCAGATGAGGCTCTTGCATTAACTGATAAATATTATGGACAACCAATAATAAAATTAAGGAATCAAGATAATCCAAAATATCAAAGTGGAAGTGTATTAGCTCATGAGATAGGTCATGTTACCTCTGGATTATATGATATAGTAAATTACGATAATTACAAACCAACAGACGAGGAAGGAAGAAATTTTAATTATTATAAAGCAGCAAAAGAATTTAATAGACTTATTAGTAGTGGTGAGACAACCGCTATGTCGCCAAAAGAAAAATTATTTTTTGATTTGCAAAATAAAAACTTAAATTATGTTGCTCCAAAAGGAAGTTATATATATAAATTGACTGGTGGTACATCATTAAATGATTATGTTTATAATAAAAATAAACAATTATATAGTGAAGCTTGGCCATTAGGAACACATGTTGATTTAAGTGAACAAAAGGAACCAATGTTTTTTGGAAATTTTAAAAATCCAAATAGTCCTGTTAATCAAAGAAAAACACTTCCTTCTTTGGACTTAATGAAAAATGAAGCATACAATCAAGAATTTTTAAGGAAATCTCATAATGTTTCTATATATAATCAAGGATTGGGATTAAGAGATATGAACCCAAGTGATAATCCATTTGCTGGTGGTTGGCAAGCTCATAAGTATAGCGCAATTGAAAACAAAGGAGATTTAGATGCTGTTAGATTCTTACTTAAAAAACATGGCTATACTAAAAACTTTGGTGATGATATAACTCCAGAAATATGGAAAAAAGCTATAAAAGATAAGAATCTAAATACTGATGAACAATTCCAAAGGATGAGAGAAAACTTTGATGATGAGTCTATAATTAATTTGAACAATAGAGTAGCTTACGAAAACAATTTATCTAAAAAAGGTAACGCATTATTTAATACAAATAAACAATCATAAAATAAAAAAAATGGCAACTATTAAAGTTAAAATTAAAAGAGCTGGAGACCCAGAAAAAAAGAAGTCTTCAAAACCTACTGATGGTAAAAAAGTAGAACCAAAGAAAGAAGTTGAAATGGGTGTTAAGCCAGGGGAAAAAGATTTACCAGAAGTAACTGTTAGAGGAAGTAGACCAGACTTGAATAAAGAAACAATTTATTCTGATGAATATAAGTCTAAGAAATGGCATGAAATATCTAGAAAAACTGGCACTAGACCAGATTTATCTTCTAGTGGTGGACTTGATTATGATTTTGAAAGAACTGAAGATATTCATAAAAAAAGACCAGGTGCTATAGGTAAAATAAATGTAATGTATAGTGATGGTACAGTAAAGAAATTAGGAGAAAGTTACACTCCATCAAAATATGCTACCGTTGGAGGAAACATTGTTGAGGGACCTCGCTTAACGACTAAAGCTGGATTAGTAAGTGAACCAGATGATGAAACATACACACCAGATATTCATAAGTGGAATTGGAAAAAATGGCATAAGGATACCCACCCTGAACATTATCAAACAAAACCAGAAGATAAAAAATAACAATATGAAAGTAAGAGTTAAAGCTAAAAAGCAAAGTCCTAAAAAGAAATTTGTAGAGCCAAAGTTTGGACAGGATATGGGATATGGATATAAGGCTGGATATGGTGAAATGGGCTACAAAGAAACACCTGCTAAGGATATGGATGCTATGTTAGAGGCTCCAAAAAAAATGGTTCATAATGAAATAAAAAAGAAAGTAACTCCATTGCCAGAAAAGACTATGAAAGTTATTAGTAAAAAGAAATAATATGAAAGGTAAATCTGCATCAGCAATTTATTTTCAAAATAATCCAGAAGCTCGAAAGAAGAAGAATGAGTACAACACAAAGTACCATTCTTCTCCTGAGAGAAAAAAGTATCGTGTGCGTCTAAATAAAGCCAATAGACAAGCAGGTACCTATGGTAATGGAGATGGTAAAGATATGAGCCATACCAAGTCTGGGAAGCTGATAAAAGAAAGCCAATCATCTAACAGAGCTAGGAACGGCAAAGACGGAAGTTCTACTAAAAAATAAAACACATAACACAATGAAAGCAAGAAGAAAGATGCTCGTGGTTAAAAGCTACAGAGAGCAAAAAGAGGTGCATGAAGTTTCCTTACAAAACGGAGAAACATTAAGACTTTACATCGGAAGAAAGTACGGAGAAAACAATCGTGAGATTAATCCTGTAGTATGCGAGGTGCTTGCGGTTGGACCAGAAGTAAACAACATAGTAGTTGGAGACCTTCTTATTTTACACCACAACTGCCTAGATAACGAAGCCTTAATTATTGAAAAAGATAATGCTGAGATGTCTGATGTTGTTGCCGTATTTTGGGACAAAACAATCTACGCTAAAATAGATAAGGAGACTGGAGAATTAACTCCTGTAAATGGTAATGTAATTGCTAAACGCATTCCTAAGGAAATCAAAACAACCTTGGTTACACCTGATTTTAATTATACTGAGGACTATGAATTTGATGTAGTATCAGTTGCCTCTGACTTTGAGGATGTTAAAACTGGAGATAGAATATTATGTTATAAATATTCTGACTATGAAATGGTTTATCATTTTAAGAATAAGGAGCATAGGGCTATTAGAATAACTAAAGAGGATATCATTGGAGTATTCAATTAAAGGTTTAAATTTGGGCATGAGAAGTGCCTTAATTATAAACTTAGCAAACGCTCATAATTTTGTAATAGACTTTAAACCTATTAAGGATTTGTATTATGAGAAGCCAATGAACTCTGGAATAATATTATTCTATGATAACGAATATGAGGTTATAATGTTTGGATGCAGTGTAGATAATGTAGAAGACCTTGGGAAAGACATAGAACCAGAGGGTGCATTTTATTATAACATTATAAAAGATACCAATCAGCAGTTAACAGAGGATGAAATAAATAATATATATGATGGGATAATTGATAATAGATTTTCTATTCATATTGTAAATGACCAAGAGCCAATTAAAGCAACTATATGTCTGAATTAGAAACACTAAAGGAAGAAATAAAGTTATACAAACAAGATGGTATGTATGCCTTATTTTTTGCTTTAAATAGAAAGATTAACGAGCTATCTGTATCTCTTAATAGTATTACGCTAGACTTAAATGGGGATGACAAAACATTTGAGCGTTTCCAAAAGCTGACCTCAAGTCTAAAGGACATGGTGGATTCAGTTAATTGGTTAAGAGTAAACTATCTTAAAATGGATGAGGCAGAAGCAAAAGAAGCCGAGAAGAAGGGAATACCACTAATAGAACAACTTATTAATGAAAATAAAAAGCCAAAGTAACGGTATTAATATATCAGCATTTATTAATACTGATGAGCTTGAAAAGTCTTTAGCCATACCATACAAAGAAAGAATAAAGCACTTAGAAGGCATCATAAAGAAAAGAGACTACTACATTAAGAATATGCACTTCCAACTTAAAAAAAGGAAGTGGATAGCCTATTTAGGATACATATCAAATAACCTCATGAAGCCTCTACCCAAGAAGCTCAACATGAGACGTATGTTAATTTTATTTTATATGTATGAGCGTAACTATACCAATACAACAAAAATAAAAAAAGACTTTGCTGAACTTGGAATTCCTGTTGGGCAAATTAGTTTTGATATGACCTATCTAGTTAATATTGGTTTGTCATCAAAAGATGGTAGAGGATTTCATTACCTGCTAGACAAAGGTAGGGAGGTAGTTGAGTATTACGAAAAGAATACTATTAAGACATTCTTGCACATGGCCAAGATAAAGCAGGATGTAACCCAAATGAAAAATGCTAACGACTCTTTAAGGAAACCAACAAAGTATTCTGAAGAGCAGTTGAAAGAAAGACGTATCAAATATGTTAAACTGATGAAGCCATTTTGGGATTCTGGATACAAGAGGATGCCAAAGGATAATGGGAAAAGGATTGATATATTGGCAAAATGGATTAAGAAGTATAATGTAGAGGATGAGTGGTACAAGACCCTTATATTTAATTGGGGCTCAAAGTAAAATAAAAATCTTACATTTGTAGTAAACACAAGAATATGTTTTCAAGTATTGATAGTTTACTTTCTATGCACATGGATAAGCCGTCCAAGAAAAGGACAAAAGAATATGGCTTAAAAGTTGCACAGGGTATATTTAATTCAGCTGATAGAAACAGCGATGGATTCTATGGTCGTAGGTATAGGATATGGAAGGCTAATAGAGAGTTTTCCATGGGGACAAACAATATGAAGGAATTCATGGACTTACTTAGAGTAGAGGGCAATCAAACATATATAAACCTAGATTGGAGTACCATTAAAATTGCTCCAAAATTTGTTGAGATTCTTTTAGGCACATTTATGTCTAGGAGAGAAAAGCCTATTGTAAGGGCTACTGACGATTCAAGTTTTTCTATTAAAGAAATGGAGAAGCAAGAGGCTGCATTTAGGATGAAAAACAAAGAGCAAATATTGGCTCTTGAGGAGCAGGTTGGACATAAGATTGAGTCTAATAAGTTTATGCCAGATGATGAGGATGATATAGCATTATACTTTGATTTAGAATATAGACTACCCGAGGAGATATTATTTGAGACTAAGATTAAGAAAACATTAGATGATAACGATTATGGCGTTTTAAAAAGAACGTTATTAAGGGATATTGTAGATGTAAACTTTGCTGCAACTAAGGTTTATTTTGATGCTAACCATAACATTAAGATTAAAAGAGTTAAGCCAGAGAACTTAATTTACAATGTATTTGAATCAGACAATGGTAAGGACTTAGGATATATTGGGGAAGTGAAGCCAATGAAGATTTCAGTAATCAGAAAAAAATACAATTTAGATGAAGAGACTTTATTCAAGTTGGCTCAAAAGGCTTCTCGTGAACTTAAAAGGTCTGAAAACCTTTATTGGAGAGATTCATATAAATACACAGAAATTAGGCCCTACGACGACTATTCGTTATTGGTGTTTGATTTCGAGGTAAAGACAACAGATGTAGAATACACAGTTAAAACAGAAAATAAATATGGTAACATTCTTGCAATACCTAAACAAGGTAAACCAATGGCTCCAGCAGGCCAAGAATTGGCTGGTGAGGTTATTGAAACGAAAGTAATGAACATTTATCATGGTGTTTGGGTTTGCGATACCGAAACCATGTTAGAATGGAATTTAAACTCTAATACTATTAGACCTTACAATAATGGTGTAGACGCTATGTTTACCTATTCTGTAATATGTCCAAATGCCAATGGTTCACTAATCCCATCTATGATTGAAAAGGCTATGGGACCAATTAGGCAAATGTTAGTTATTAGACTAAAGATGCAACAGTTGATTTCTTTAATGAAGCCAGATGGATTTGCGGTAGACATTGAAGGATTCTCTGATGTTGATTTAGGTACAGGTAACTCAATAGAGCCACTTAAATTAATGAAGATATATGACCAAACAGGTCGTGTATTCTGGAGCTCTAAAAATGATGATGGAACACCTAAGGCATTCCCTATCCAACAGCTTCCAAACAATGGTAACGTAGCTCAACTTAATACCCTGATTAGTCAATATAACTTTGAGTTAGAAAGATTAAGAGAGGAGATGGGTATTTCTGAGTATAGAGATGGCTCAAGTGTTCCTGTTAAGACTGGATTAGGTGTAATGCAAAATCAAATACAAAGCTCAAATTCAGCCACAGAATATATCTATGATGCATTTTCTACCTTAATAGAGGAGACTTCTGAGAAGATATCTATGATGCTTTGGGATTCAGTTGTATTTAAGGCTTCTAAGTATAAGGAAATGGAAGGCTATGATATGAGCCTTTTAGATATGTCATTTGATGTAAAGGTTCAGATGATGCCTGATGACAAGGAAAGAGCTGAGTTGAATAATCTAATGATGCAGGCCTTACAGGCTGGTGGTATTACCTACGAGCAGGTATTTAAGATTAAGAATATCGATGATGTTAAGTTGGCTGAATTGTATCTAGCTAAGACAATGAAAAGAGCTAAGAAAGAAGCTGAAGAGACTGCTCAAAGAAACGCAGAGATGAATGCTCAGATTCAGCAACAATCTTCTCAAATGAAGATGCAACAAGATGCTCAATTAAGTCAGTTAGAATCTCAAGGTAAGATAGCAGTTAATAAAACAAAAGGAGATTCTGATAAAGACCTAGAGCTTATTAAGTTTGCAACAACAATGTATATGGAATCTTTAAAGACAGGACAAACATTGCCAGATGAAATCAAGCAATTAGCTGATTCTATTTTAGGAACAGCAGTGCAAGAAAAGATGCAACAAAAGCAACAAGAGATGATGGCTGCGCAACAACAAGCACAGCAGGAACAACAATCTCAGCAACAAGAAGAAGAACCTGAGCAACAGCCTGCTCAATAACATAGCTTTCTTTGTGTGTGTTTTCATGGCTGAAAGGGCTGCCCATTCTTGGGTGGCCTTTTTTTTTCAAAATTTTGTAATATAAAATTCCTTATATTTGTGGTAGTTTAGGACAAGTAAATCCCTTTAAACAAAATAAATATGGAAAACACTGACTTTATGCAGCAATATGCTGCGGAGCAACAAGCAAGCAACAGTTCTTTAACAGAAACAACGGAGACAACAGAATCAAACCAATTAACGCAAGAGCAAGCAGCAGTTCCAACTGCAGAGGCTGTTCCTGCTGAACAAACAATAACTCCAGTGGAGACTGAGAAATTAGACCCACTACAAGAGTTTGCTAGAACATTATCAGAGGAGCAACTAAAAGAAATTGAAGAAGCTCAGTCTACTGAAATGTCAAATGATTCTACTGAAGGAGAGTCTCAAAATTTTGATGATGATGTACTTGATGAGGAAGATTTTATTAGAGAGAGAACAGGTGGTAGATTTAACTCTTGGGAAGAATTAGATTCTGCCTTAAATGGAGAACAACAAGAGGATATAAGAGAGATTGAGTTTCAGGATGAAAATGCAGAGGCTTTATTTAATCTTATTGCAGAAGGAAAGATTGACGAGGTTATTGATGTCCTTTACAATAAGAAGATAGCTGATGACATTAGACAACAACCAGATGAAAACGTATTAAAGTCATATATCAAATTTCAGAACCCAGAGTTTGACAATGATGATGTAGAGGCTGAATACGAGGAAAAATATTCTATAGATGAGTTTGCGTTTGACGAATCCAAACTCAAAAGAGAACAAAAGAAATTAGCTCAGAAAATCAAAAGTGATGTTTCTGTAGCTAGAGAGTTTTTTGACAATATGTCTGAGAGTGTTAAGTTTCCGCAATACACCAGACCTCAAGAACAAAGATTCGAACCTGAAGTTGATTTCGAAGCCCAAGAAGAAAGGCAAAGATTTCTAGAGAGTTTGAACGGAATTGAGGGTCGTGTAGGAGCAATTCCATTTAATTGGAAGGACGACAAAGCAAGTCTAAGTATTAACGGTAAGTTTGAAATCCCTGCGCAGGAAGCTTCAAGGTACCGTGAGGCTGCAGAAAGTTTACAGGATTATTATGCAGAAAGATACTACCAAGATGGTAAGTATCAGTCTGATAAACTTTTAAAAGACTTGTATATTGCTGATAACTTTGAAAAGATAATTCAATCTGTGATTAGCCAAACAGCTAACCAAACTAGGATTGAAATGTTGAAGCAAAGAAAAAACATTACTACAGACATAGAGCAACAAGGAACATATCGACCAAGTGCTGCTGCTGAGGAGTCTACCTTATTAGATAAACTCTTTAACGGGCACAGACAACAAAACATGTATTAAAAACTAAAAACTAAACAAATATGGCTAATACTTTGCCTACTTACGCGCAAGGTGGTATCGCTACATCAGCGGTGAACCGTACCTTGCTTAACAACCTTAACATTTTTGACCGTTCTTTTGAAAAGAATTTGGTAAGAATTTATGGTAACGAAAACTATGCCTTAGTACAAATGGCATTAGGTAACTCAGTAATGGAAGCTAAAACTGACAACCGTCAATTTTACCATTTTGAAAAAAGAAGCTTACACTCTGTAGTGGGTGTTAAGGCTGCTGTAACTGCTCCATCTGCTGGTGCTGACGTTACAGTTACTTTGGGTAGCTCTGCAGGTTCTACTTATGCAAATGACCCTTACTACTACAACTCTACTGTGCCTTTAAGACCAGGTGAGGTTGTTCGTATTATGACTTCAGGTATTGAAGGACAAGTTATTTCAGTAACTAACTCTTCTTACCCTGCTACTGCTGTTATCCGTCCTGTAAGAACTACTGATGCTTTTGTATCTGCTGGTTCTGCTAACTTATTAGCTACTGACTTCTTATTATTAAGAGGTGCTGTTAACATTGGTGAGCAATCATCTAAATTGAATGGTATCGCTCCAATCTTAGATAAGATTACAAATACAACTACTGAGCACCGTGATGACTTTACAATCACTGACCGTGCTGATATTGAAAAGAACGAGGTTGACTTTGGTAATGGACAACACTACTACTACTACCTTGCAATGGACGATATGAACCGTCGTTACATGAACAACGCTTTCTTCAAGATTATGGAGGGTGTTACAATTGATAACTTAGGTGCTGCAGGTGGTTCTGTAGGTACATTAGGAGTTATTCCTCGTGTTGCTGCTGGTGGTTCTACTATTCAGTACACTGCTTCAAGCGGTCCAACTTTGGCTAACATCCATACATTAACTCGTACATTGAACTTCTACGGTTCTCCAGGTGAATACCATTTCTTACAAGATATCTACCAAAGACAAGCGGTTAACGACTTATTATTTGGTACTTATAACAATGGTGCTATCCGTTACGCTTCAGTAGGTGGAAACGAAGAGGCTGCGGTTTCTTATGGTTTCAACTCTTTCTCAATTGATGGATTTACATTCCACTTCTACTTGAACAACATGTTCTCTCCAGAAGCAGTGTATAACTTCAACCCAGGTTCAGCTGTACCAGAAAAGAGAAACTACGGTGTGTTAATTCCTCAAAAGATTAATAGCGATGCTAAGACAGGTAAGCAATTCCCTTCTTTCCAAATCGTGTTCCAAGAGGTAAATGGACAGAGAGTATTGACAACTGAAACAGGTATGTTAGCTCCTCAAAACAAAACTACAGATGCTCAAAAGACCATCTCTATGTTGAGTTACCCAGGTGTTAGAACATTTGCTGCAAATCAGTACGCAATCTTCCAAGGAGTTTAGTCTTAACAGATTGAATAACAGAGCCCTCCAGAAATGGGGGGCTTTTTTTATGCCTTTATCGTTCACAACAAAGTTATTTGTCAATCAAAAAACGGCTTTTTTGAGCGATAAATTTGCAATATGTTTCAAAAAGTGCATTTTCTGATATGCATTTTTGGTTAAATCTGCATGAATTTTTCTGAATATTCATGCATAATGTGTTAAATAGTTAGGGTATAATATGTAAAATGTTGTAACATATTTAGGGTAATATATGTTACTGATTTATATAGACTTGTAACATAATTTGTTAATTGTTGGTAGTAATACTACGCAAGTGTTCACATTTTTAAACCTTTCACGAATACGTGAACATTATAAAAAATTGTTGTACCTATATTATAATAACTTGTCATAAAAAGAACAAAATCGTAAATATTTGTGACATATAAGGGACATTATTTGTTACAATGGTTGAGCCGTATAGGTGTCAAAATCGGCTCATTCTGACTTATGTTTCTGTCATAGGTGTCAAAAAAAAAGTTTGGCATTTTTATTGTTTAGGTAATATTATTACTTAACTTTGAAAAAAAATAAACTTATGGCAAAAACAACTGAGTTGGCAAGTGTACCAACAATCGGTACGCCAACTACCAAAAAGACTGTGGTAAAGAAGGCGAAAAAAGAACCCGAACTTTACATTTTTAGATTGGTTGAAGAGCATCCAAAATCTAATCCTGCGGCATCTCCATTCCCTCCAGTATTTACTATTCCTAATCAGGATACTATTTTATGGAACTATGGTACTGCAGAAGAGCCTGATTTTCAACCAAGAGAAATTAGATATATAGATGGATTAAAGACAATATTTGTTGATGAGCAAGAAGCCAAGGCTCCATTAGCTGATAGCGTATTAAACAAGCAAACTAACTTACTTACTTTTGAGCAAGGCTACCTAAAGGTTGATTCTTGGAATAAAACAAAGTATCAATACTTATTATTAAGTAATCAATGTGAGCAAAACACTAATAAGTTCAAGATGGTGAAAAACACCTACAAATTATTAGACTTTGTGAACAATGATGATAGTATTGTTGAATTAGGAAAGAAAAAAGATAGAGCTTATGATTTAGCACGTTCAGCTTCTGAGGATGATATGATACCACACGCAAAGTTTTTAGGCATCCCTTTCAGACATGCATCAACAGGAGAGGACAGAGATATGGAAGCTATCAGAGAAGATTACAAGGCAAAGGCTTTAGAGTCTCCTGAGAAGTTCTTATTAATGGCTAATAACCCTAAACTTAAATTAAGATTCTTAGTTGAGAATGGTCTTGACAAAGGAATCATAACAACAGGTTTAGTTAAGAACCAAGCTCATTGGGTTGCAACAAAACAGTTAATTACTGAGTTACCAGCAAACGCAACTCCATTAGATGCTTTGACTGAGTTTGCTTCTACAGATGAAGGTTCTGGATTTGTAAGTACATTAAAAATGCAATTGTAGTTCTTCATAGTTTTTTAGGTTAAGAGCCCCTGCATGTCTATGTGGGGGTTTTTTGTTATATTTGTACCGTATAAATAAAATAGTCCAATGACTGTAGACCAATGCTATTCCATACTTAAATTTATTGTTAGAAAGAATCAGCTAGGAAGTTTAAGTCCTACAGATTTCCAATTAGCTTTTAATACTGCTCAGAGGAATTATTACGACCTTTTAGTTGGTCGTATAGAGCAATACAGGTATGATAAGCCAACGCCAAGAATAGGCCTTTCTATGACCGATAACGTGGTGTCTAGATTGATGCCATTTGAGTTATCCTCATCAGCTACTATTACATCTGGTTTAGTTACCAAGCCTACAGGATTTAACAAGTTATTGGCAATGTATACGCCTAATAATTATAGAGTTTATAGAATAGAAGAAAATAGATTTGCTGAAAGGATGCAGGATTCTATTGACCCAATAGATGAAGCTAATGCTTTCTATATAGAACAATCTACGAACTGGAGAGTATATCCTGCAACCTTAACCACTGTTACCTTAAAGTATTTAACAGTTCCTACTGATGTAGTTTGGAACTATACATTAGACGGAAGTGGAAGGCCAGTATACAATCCTACAGGTAGCGTTGACCCAGTATGGAATAATAATGACATAGATGAGATTGTAGCTAGGGCAGCTAAGATTGTAGGTGTTTCGTTTAAGGAAGGTTCCTTAATTCAATTTGGTGAACAGATAATAGCTAAAGGAGAATAATGGCATATTTATATAGACATATTAGAATTGATAAAAATGAACCATTTTATATAGGAGTAGGTACCAATAAAAAATATAAAAGAGAGGCTCAAATTGGAACTAGAAGAAGCGAATATTGGAATCGTATAGCAAATAAAACTAAATATGAAGTTGAAATATTAATGGATGATTTAACTTTAGAAGAAGCTAATAAAAAAGAAATAGAGTTTATAGCTTTATATGGAAGAGAAGATTTAGGATTAGGCCCATTATGCAACTTAACAGATGGAGGAGGAGGTCAATCTAATTTTATTATTAGTGACGAAACTAGAAAAAAAATATCAGAAAAAAAGAAAGGATACAAGTATAGTGAAGAAGTTAAAAAAAAGTTATCTTTATCACATATAGGCAATAAGCATTCAGAAGAAACTAAAAAGAAAATGTCTAATACTAGAAAAGGTAAGTCATTTTCAGATGAGCATAGAAATAGGATTAATGAAAAATTAACTAAAAAAATTGCATTAACAAATGAATTTGGTGATATAATAAAATCCTATAATTCAGTTGCTGATGCTAGTAGAGATAATAATATAAGAGTAAGCAGTATTTGTGCTGTTGCTTGTGGAAGAAGGAAAACAATTTATAATAAATATTTTAAATATATATAAAATGCTTATTTGCACTACATCTCAAATGATTGATAGGGTAAGGAGAGGTTATTATAATAATTTTCCGTCAGATGATTCAGTTCTTTCTGACAATGAGTTATTGCTTCATATTAATGATGCTGTAGCTGCTGTTGCAGTAAAGCAAACAAATGATGCCTTTGCTCTTACAGGTATTAGAATGGTTCCAGATGGATATATAACTACCTATAAATTAAAATCATTCACCAAAGATGCTGATACAGGATATTATTATGCTACTTTACCTCATGTTCCATTTGGGCTTGCTGAAAACAGTGGAATTAATTCTTGTTTTTTTTCAGGTACTAAGGGTCAAAGTAGGCCAATATTATATGTTTCTGGAAACGAAGTTGACTATTTTAAAAATATGGCTACACCTCCAGGTGCAGCTTTTTATTGGGTAGAGGGTTCTACCTTATATTTATGGGTTAAGACAAATTTGCCTCCTGGTGCTCAGGTTAGCGTCAGAATGGCAACACATGTAACATCTAATTTAGATGCTCCTATAAATGTTCCTCCAGATGCTATTAGCTTAGTGTATGATTTAGTTATGCAAAAAATCATAACAAGAAAAAACATTATTCAAGATAATATTACAGACGGAATTGAAAGAAGTTAATTATGGATAATCAAATACAAAAATACATTAAGCTTAGAGATGTAGTTAACTACTATATTGATGAAGCTAGATTAACATCTAAAGACTTTAGAAGACTTTGGGTGTTAGCATTTAGAGGATTGCAAGAAATTGGAATGGATGTTTCTTGGAGTCCAAAGATGCATTTGTTGGATGTAAACTCAAATAAAACTGTTACATTACCAGACGACTATCTTCAATGGGTAAGAGTTGGTATATTCAACTCAGTTGGAGAAATAGCAACACTAAGGGTTAATGAACAGTTGACTACCTATAGAGATACTGTACCATCAAGACTTGATGATATTACCTCTCCATTAGGAGCTGATATAAACTATCTTCAATATCCTTATTGGTATGGATATTGGGATGAGCAAGGTTATGAGCATTACTTTGGAGCAGGTTCTGGAATGGTTCAGGCAGGAGAGTGCAGGGTAGACGCAGCCAATAATGTAATTGTTTTAGACCCTCAGTTTGGATATAATCAGGTAGTATTAGAGTATATTTCTAGTCCTATTATGGATGATGACTATACTATTGATATGCTTACCCAAGAGGCTATGATTGCATGGTTAAGATGGAAAGATATACAATCTGTTCCTGCAACTAACAGGGCTAATATCAGCGAAAAAACCATGAGAGAAAGAGAATATTACAATCAAAAGAGAATGGCTCGTAAGAGAATAAAACCATTTAGATTACAAGTTTCTGAACAATATTACAGAGAAGCTCAAACATTGGGGGTTAAGGGGTGATAAAATAATTATATGGAAATTTGGAAAGACATAAAAGGATTTGAAGGATTATATCAAGTAAGCAATACTGGATTAGTTAAGTCTATGAAAAAAGAATGGATATCAGGAAGAAGTAATGCTGTATTGAAAAAAGAAGAATCAATATTAAAACATTCTATAAATAGTGGAGGGTATTGTAATTTAGTTTTAAGAAAAAATGGTAAATATAAAACAATATCAATACATAGATTAGTAGCAATTCATTTTATAGAAAATACAGATAATTATGAGTGCGTAGACCATATTGATGGAAATAAATTAAATAATCATTTTTCTAATTTAAGATGGTGCACAAAAAGACAAAACAATTCATTTGAAAACAAAATATTTAAAAAAGATAAATCATCAATATATACTGGAGTAAGATTGCATAAATTTGGAAAATGGCAAGCTAGAATTGTTGTAAATAAAAAACAAATAAGTTTGGGGTATTTTGATAAAGAAGAAGAGGCTGCTGAAGCATATATTAATTATACCAATCAGTTAATTAAAGGATAATCATGATTGAACAAAAGAATTTTAGTGGCGTACTGAATGTAGATGACAGCAATGATATATTGCCTATTCATCATCACAAGGATGCTCAAAATATTGTTTTTAGGGGTAATGGGGTAAATATGCAAGCAGAGAATTTACCTGGTACTAGATTGGTTTCCAATACATTACCTAGTGGTACAAATCAAACGATAGGTACACACTACGACTCTCTTAATAATAGAATATTTTATTTCAACTATAATTCAAATGGTACGCATGGGATATATATTTACAATACCCAAGCAGGAACCTTTCAGACTTTAATACAATCAGGAACTAATACAGTAGGTGATGTTTTAGGATTTACTGCAAGTCCTATAACCTCTATAAATATTATATATGGAGACCCCACAGATGGTGATATATTATATTTTGTAGATACATTAGGAAGGCCTACGAAATTAAACGTACAAAGATATTTAGCTGGTACATATACATCTATTCAAAGAAGTTATTTAGATGTGGCTAAGATGCCACCTAGCAGCCCAATTAAGGCAGCTTATGGTGCAGATACTACCACTAATACCAACAACCTAAATAACGGCTTATTTCAGTTTATTTATCGTTATGTATATGATGATAACGAAAAGAGCGTTTGGAGTACGGGTAGTGAAGTTCCATTACCATTCATGCCTAATAATGATGGTACTATAACAAACGCAAAATATCTAAACAACTACATAGCTTTATATTTCCCTACAGGAGATATTAATGTTAAAAAAATAGAACTTGCTTTTAGGGAGACAAGAGATGGTGCTACGAGTGATTATAGCTTAATTACGTCATTTGTAAAGAGTGACCTAGGTATTAGTAGTAATGATGTTTATAATTACAACTTTTACAAGAGTGGTGTATATACTTTTATAGACAAGGTAGAACAATTACTTTTATTTGATTATGTTCCACAAAAAGCAAATGCACAAGAATTGCTTAATGGTGCAACCTTAATATATGGTGGTATAACAGAAGGATATGCTAACGTACCTTTAAATGCATCTATAACTCAACAATTCACTTCTGCTTCTATAAAATATACCTGCAGAAATGGTTTGCTATTTGGTGCTGAACAAATATCAGCTAATACAATTAAAATATTTGTTGATGGTACCGTTGGTAATATACCTAGTACACTTGCTTCTATTTATGATTCTTCTGGAGGTGGGGTTGTATTTAATGTAAATTGCACAGATTCCTCAAATACAAATCTATCATTTACATATACCCCAACAGATACTACAATATATGGATTGGTTTTGGGATTGGCTAATGCTGCTATTGCAAAAGGATTTACGGCTGCAATCAGTGGTAATATTTTAACTGTAAATAAAACGGGTGTTTTATTAAGCTCTACTCAATGTCAATATAATTTTAATAACCTTGCTAATAATAAGTGGGAGGTTATATATAGCTTATATGCAAATGCTGCTTATCAATATGGTATAGTTTATTATGATGCTAATGGTAAAACAAATGGTGTAAATACCTTACAAGCATTAAAACTAAATACGAATACAAACAATTCGTATCCAGACCCCGAAAAAGAAGCATTATATACATATAGACAATTAACGATAACAAATACGCCTCCTAGTTGGGCTGCGTATTATCAGATAGTAAGAACTAATAATCTTTCTTATGGAGACAAGGCCTTGTACTGGGTATCTAGCGGGGCGTTCTCAGACAAGGATGTCTCTGTAAATCAAAAGTATGCTTACATTAGAATAGATAATATATATGATTATAACTTATCTATTAAGGCTACTGAGGGTGTTGTAGGATATACGTTTGCTCCTGGAGATAGAGTTAAGTTTATAAAGTTATTTAATTCTACAGGTGGTGGGTATACTGATTTAGCTTCAAATAATTTTGATTATCCTATTATCAGCTTAGAGGCAAATCCAGTAATGAATGGTATTGCAAAGACTGGCTCTTTCTTAAAAATAGCATACCCTACATCTGATATAAGCTCTAGTTTTGATTTTACTAATTCACCTGAATATCAGAACTACGAAATATTTATCTACAACCCTGCTGCTACTGCATCAGCTAGCGAGCAGACTTATTTTGAGTTTGGACAAAAATATTCTATTATAAATGGTTACCATGGTGGGAACTATCAAAACCAAACAAGCTCACAATCAGCTATAATTAATTTTTATGATGGAGATATATTCTTCAGAAATAGGAATGTTATTGTGAGTCCAACCCAAGTTATTACGTCTCAAGGTATTGCAGGATTCCCTGATAAATACTGGACTGTTGCTATAGGTGATTCATCTCAGGATGTTATAACAACTAATTATACAATAGGACATTCTCTTGCGCAGAATTGTGGTGGTATGCCAAATCAGTTGGCTTATAACCAATACCCTTCATGGGGAGATAGTACATTCAATTATCAAAATACATCTTCTATTGACTATAATGTTAGGTTTAAATTTTCTTTTAATGTATACAATACAGATGTAAGCAAGTCTTCTTCACTTGAAATTTACGTTAAGGTTTATAACGCATCAACAGGATTCCCTACATCATCAAGTCCAATTACAAAAATATTAAATCCTATAGCACTTCCGCAGGCTGTTAGTGGAGCTACATCTTATCAATCATTTGATATAAATATAGATGCAATTGTTAAGGTGCCAGCTGGATATAAAGCATCTTTAATTTTTGCAAACATTAATGTTGCATCACAAATAAGAATTAGTCCTTTTGTTTTAAATATAACTCCATTAAGAACTATAAATATACTTGTAGATGACCCATCATTTAGTGACGTATTTAATCTTCAAACTAATTCTAGTTCAAGACCTTTAATAGTAGATATTAATGCAAAACAAGCTTATTATTCTACCCTAGTTAGATACTCTCAGGCATATCAGCAAGGAACAAGTATTAATGGGACCAACAGATTCTATTATTTAGATTCAGATACCTACGATAAGAAGTTTGGAGATATTATGAGGATGAAGCTTCATAATAGAGATTTGAGGATATTCCAATATAAAAAATGTGGTGTAACACCAGTATATTCTGTTGAGACACTAAATCAAGATGGCACAAATAACCTAGTTGCCTCATCTAAAATAATTAATCCAATTAGATATTATGAAGGCGAATTTGGTATTGGCAATCAACCAACTAGCTTGGCTACATCAGGATATGCTGATTATTTTGCTGACCCTGTTAAGGGATATTATGTAAGACTTTCTCAAGATGGATTAACTCCTATCAGCGAGTTATATAAAATGCAAACATTTGCAGGAAATAATTTACCTAATTATTTATCAAGCCACGCTTATTCTACAGGCGGTAATGCTAAAATATTAGGAGCATTTTATTTTTCTAAAGACAGAGATGGGGAGTTTATATCAGTATTACAACCAGGTACGGGACTATCTTCAGGATATACATTAGCATTTAATGAGGTTAAAAACTGCTTTACAAGTTTTTATAGTTTCAATCCAGAGGCGATATTAAACTTCGAAAACAAGCTTGCTAGCTTTAAAAATGGGCAGCTATATATTCATGATTCTAGTACCCGAAATAACTTTTACGGTAGTCAATATAGTTCAAGTATTACACTTACATTTAATAAAGACAACATTATTAAAAAGACATTTGACTATTTGACTATTGATGCTACTGACTATTGGACATCGCCTAGTATGGGAGATGTAAGCACATCTTTAGGTCAATCAAGTAATTTGGTTCAATCAGATTATGAGATTCATGAGGGTCTTTATCACGGAGCCTTACAAAGAGACAATAATAGCTTAGGTGGTATTATTAATGGAGACTATCTTAAAGGCACATGGTTACAAACAAAATTTTCTAATAGTGCGACTAATTTAGTATATTTGTCGGGATTATATTTGGGTTATCAATTGTCAAACAGAAACTTATAGATTATGGCATTACCAGGATTAGGATTTTTAGAAGCAGGAGTTGGAGCTGCACAAGCAATTACAGGATTAATTGGGATGGGTAAGGCAAAGAGAAAGGCAAATGCAGCTATTGATGCCATGTCCACTTATAGACCATCTCAAGAAATATCTGGTGTGTATGAGGGTGCTAAAATGCGTTCTACAAAAGGCCTAGGTGGTGCTGCTAGACAATTGGCTACACAGGGTATTGAAGCAGGTGCTCAGGCTGCTATGGGTGCTTCTCAGGACAGAAAGGCTGGTCTTGGCATGATTGGTTCAATTCAAGCTCAAAGACAAAAAGGAGCATTACAATTAGCAGGACAAGAAGATGCAGCTCAAAGACAAAACCAAGCGGCATTAACTCAGGCAGCAGGACTTGAGGCAAGAGAGAAAGAAAAGGCATTTAAGAGTCAGCAAGAAAAACAATCTCTTAAGGCTAATGTTGCCTTGCAAGAGGTTGCTTCTAAACGTGCAGCTATTTCTCAAGGATTGTCTGCCATTGGAAGTGGCTTGACTGCAGGAGCTATGTCTGGTGAAAAGAATCCAATAGCTGGATTATTTGGTAAAAAGAAAAAATCAATGGGATTAAATTATAGTAATCCAGGAGTTGACAATCCATATTAATAAATAAATTAATTATGCCATTAGGTATATCTGAAAGTGCAATAAAAGCAGCTTACGGCCCAATAGATTTAAGTGGGCTATATAAAGGCATAGAAGCTATCGTAAAGAAATCTGAGTATACCGACAAGCTTGAAAGACAAGCCTTACAAAAAGAATACTACACATCACTGGCTTCTCTTAATAAGAATAAGGATAAAATGAATCCACATGACAGTGAGGAGTTTATGTCTCATTATAATAGATATAAATCAGCTCAACAAAGGCTTATTTCGAATCCTAAATTAATAGAATCTAACCCAGAAGAATATGGTAAATTAACTTCTGAGTCTGAAGATGCGTATACTAAGGCATCTACTCTTGTAAACACAAGTAAATTGATGCAAGATAAAATTTCTAAAATGCATGATTATGCATCTAAAAATCCAGAAAAATTTGAAGATGGCGCTTTACAAACAATATCTTCGTTGTCAAATATGAAGACTGCTGATATTATTAATATGGGACTTGACGATATGAGTAAATATGTATATCAAGGACCAGATTTGCAAAAATTTACTAAAGAGCTTTCAGGTATTGAGAATGATAAAAATAATCGTATAAGTGCTAGAATTATTACACATCAGGATGCTCAAAATAAAGCCTATGTTTATAATTCATATAACATATTAGACCCTGTAAAAATATCTAATGATGTTAATTCATTGTTGTCTTTACAAAGAAGTCCATCTAAAGCAGCTTCTTCTATTTTAGAAAAATTTGGTGACCAGGTTGACCAAGTAGCATCTGATTATAGTAATTTAAAAGATGAGGATTTCGCTAAATTTAAAACAGCAGAAGGTGCAGATTTATTCCCAATGCATCATCCATTTGGAGATGTAACAATACCTCAGACTAGAAAGCCTGATTTAAAATTTGATGCTAGTACACCTCAGGCAAAACTTTCTGCTTTTTTAACTGCTAGGCCTATAGTAAGTTCTATTAAAAGTCCTGTTTTAGAAAAAGCAAATCAAACTTATTACGAGGGTGGAGAAACTGGTAAAAAAGAGTTTGCAAGCAAACTTGCACTTAAATTACAATCTTCTCTTATGGCGCAAAGGCAAATTTATGCACAGCAAAATATGGCTCAGGCATTCGATAATAAAAGAATATTTGCAGAAGAAAATAGAGAGCTCGGTGGTACTGCAAAATTATTATTTGGACTTTTAGGTGATGATTATAGAGATAAATTAGTTAATCAGGGAATAGATTTTGATAATGCAACTACTGCTGATATTATGAAATTGACAAGCGAAATAACTGGACAAATAAGAAAATCTACTCCTAAGAAAAAACTTTATTAAGAATGCTTGAACAAGGAGACCCTATAAGCAAATTGCAAAGACTTCATCAAAATTTATTGAAAGATAATTATGATGTGCCTGCTGATTTTGCTGTTTTTAGTGCTGATATGCAAGATGAGTCTAAGCTAAGTTCTTTGCATAAAAATTTAATGGCAGACCATTATGACCTACCTGATTTTAATACCTTTAAATCAGATATGTGGGGTGGTCCTAAGCCTAAAATAGCAGGTTCAGGTAAGTTTACGATTGATGGTAAAGAGGCATCTCCAAAACAAGTTGAATCAATATCTAAATTCATATCCTCACTTCCTGAAGAAAAACCAGGTGCAATGAAAGGAAAAGGTGGGTATAAAGGTACAGGTCTTACTGAGCAAGAAATAATGACCAGGGCGTTAGACGCTCAAATAAAATCTGGCAAAATAAATGTAATTCGTACTATTACAGCTGAGGATGTTAGAGAAAATATAAGAAAGAAAGAGGAGGCAAACAAAGCAGAACAAAAAAGATTAGAACAAGAGGCTGCATATAATTTAGTAGAAAGAAAAACAAAGAAAGCTCTAAAAAGCGGTACTCCTTACAACGAACAAGACATCAGAAGATTGTATGATGATTATGCAAAGAAATTTGAATCTGGGGAGTTTGTTTTAGATTATGATAGTAGAAACGGTCAGGTAATACCTGCTATTGCAAATACAAATGGATTTACGTCATTTTCTGATGTGTATTCAAGAGGGAAAAACCAAAGCATGGAGAATGAATATATTAAGACATTGTCTCCAGCAGAATTAGTACAATATTACGAAATACAAAAAGAACAAGCATCAATTGATGATGAGATAGGTAGACAACCTGCTGGATTTTTTGGTAACATATTAGGATTTGGTGGAGGATTACTCAGTTCATTCGAGAGGCCTATAATTTATGGTATAGCTGCTGCTTCAGGAGGTGCATTATTAGCAGGTGCGGCAGGATTAACAGGAGCTGTTGCAGAAGGAACAATGGCTGCTTCGGGAGGAGAATCTGTTGCTGTTCAAACAGCAGCTAATATAGAAAATGTAACAAACTTTGCTAATACATTAGCATTTATGGAGGATAACGGAACGAGTTCATACGCCCAGAGTCTTCATAAAAATTACCATAATAGTTTAAAAAATATTCCTAATCCAACTAAGGAACAAAAAATAGTGGCTGCCTCTAATGCCATTAAATCAGCACAAGCATCAGAGTTAGTTGGTGCAGGAGAGGGTGCTTTATTTAGTATGCCCTTAACAAAACTTGCAAAAGGTTTACCTGAGTCTGCAAATGGATATATGCAAACATTGCTTGCTAGTGCAAAACATACTGCAAGTGAGTTGCCAAAATTTGCTGCAATAGCTGGTGGTGGTTCTATAATAAAGGGAGGTATAGGAGCTGCGTATGGTTCAGGAGAAACTGCAGGTGATATATTTTCAGAAGGACTAGGGGCAGCGGTTGAGTCTGCCGTATTACCAAGTCAATTGTTTTTAGGTAATGCCTTGAAATCAGCAGTAACACATGCTTGGTCATTAGCTGCTAATAAAATACAGGCTCCATCTAAGGCAGCTTATTCTAGAAGCTTATCAGTTGTAAGTAAGTTCCCTGATGAAATTATTGAAAATGTTTATGGTAAGGCAGAGAGTGATGGGGTAGTACCAATGGGTACTAAAAACTCTATGATAGAGACCATAAGAAAATATAGAGAGGCTGAGGGTCTTGTCCCAAAAACGGTTACAGATACAAATGTTAAAGATGCATTAACTGGTAAACTAATGGGTAAGTTGTCATTAAAAAGTCAGCTAGAAAAAACCCAGGTTAATGCAGAGAAGCCTGAGTTAATAAAGAAAATGGCAATACTTGATAGCGAAATAGATGACATATTTATAAATCAAGACCCATTATTACATGAGGAAGATAATGCAGGCAATCCATTAAAAATGTCTGATGAGGAGATACAGGCTACAACCAAACCAACTACTAAGCCAGTTGTGGCAGAAGACCGTACTCTTATGGATGTTAAAAAAGATGATATAGAAAAGAGGAGACAAGAGGAATTAGATAAATTACCTAATAAGGGTATTGAATATCAATCAGACCTTATAACATTAAAGAGCAAAGAGGCGGAAGCAATTGATGCTAAATATGATGCAGAATTAAAGGCTTTAGAAAGCAAGACAGGTGTATCATTTAACATAGGTGGTAAACCAACTACTGAAACACCTGCTGAAACTACACAACGTGTGTCAATAACAAAAGGAGGTGAGCCAACTGAAGTTACACCAGAGGTAACGGTAGAAGGAACAAAACAAGGTTATCAAGTTCTTAGTGGTAATAAAGAAAATGCTATAGGAGATATAAGACAAGAAGCATCAGAAGCAAGAGCAGCAGGCAAAGATTCTTTTACCAAAGAAACTGTTAAAGATGGCAAAAAAACATTTACATTAGTTGATACAACTGTCTCTGATGATTTTGGAAGGCCAGGCTTCAAGTCAGCATCCATAACGCTTCCTGAAGATACAACATCTACTATTGAAGATTTAATGCCTAAATTAAAATCTGAATTAGGTACTAATTATAAAACAATACAAGAAATACCTGAACAAGATTTACAAAAGGTATCAGACAATAAACAAGAATTAAATGCCCATAAAGAGGCGTTATTAGAAACAGTAAAAGGAACAGAACATGAAAACGAAGCAAGAAGTGCTGGACTTCGCACAGAAACTGCCACAGGAGCTGCAGGAGAAGTTTCAGGAGAACCTACAGGTAAGGCTGAACCAATTGAATCAGCAACGCCTAAAGAACAACAGACCTTTGATGAGTTCTCAGCCTCAAGGAAATCAGACCCAGAGCGATTCCAACAAGAATATGAGTCAGAGCGATATGCAGAGTTCGATGAATCAGTCGAAGAATTCCTTCGCAGAAAGTTTTGTAAATAGACTTAAATCAGTCTTTAAAAAGAAAAAATAGTAACTTTAGACCATGGAAAAAATAACCCTAGGCAATGCCAAAGACAAAGTGATATTATGTGTAGACAATGGTCTATTTTTTGAGTTTTGCTTAAAGCTTGCTGATTACTTTAAAAAGGTATATTATTATACAGAATGGAAAGACGCTTATCCAGGTATGGCAGAGGCTGTTGTTGGAACAGAGTGGAAAAATGGAAGAAAGCTTAATACATTTGATGGTAAGAATATTGAGCGTATTGAGAATCTTTTTGAGGTAATGGATAAGATAGATTGTTTCTTTACCCCAGACATATATGACGGAGACTTACTAGAGCTTTTAGAGGCTTCAGGTGTACCATGCTTTGGTTCAGGTAAGGCAGAGCGTCTTGAATTGAATAGATACGAGACCGCAGTAGAAATGGCTAAGTTAGGTATGGATGTGGCTCCAACTGTAAGAATTGTTGGTATTGCTGCCTTAAGACAACACTTAATGAAAAACAAAGACAAGTATGTTAAAATATCTAAATATAGAAAGACATTTGAAACATTCCATCATATAGACTATAGACTTTCTGAACCATTATTAGATAATTTAGAGGCTACATTAGGACCATTAAAATACATTTGTGAGTTTGTGGTAGTTGATTCTATTGAGGCTATTGTAGAAGAAGGTATAGATGCATACGCTATTGATGGTGTATTGCCTTCTAAAATGTTTACAGGATGCGAAATTAAGGATGTTTCTTATGCAGGTAAGTTAATTGACGATAGTGAGTTAAGTGTCGGTAATAAGGCTGTAAATGAGAAATTCGGAATATTACTTAAAAAGTATGACCATAATGGATTTTTCTCAACTGAGGTTAGAACTACGAAGAATGGTAAACATTATTTCATTGACCCATGTATGCGTTTAGGATTGCCTCCAAATGCCTTATATCAAGAGATATATAAAAACCTAGGAGATATTATTTGGCAAGGAGCTAATGGTAAATTAGTAGACCCAGAGACAGATAATCCTTATGGAATGGAGATACTTATCAGCTCAGGATGGCATAGCGGTAATCACCAAACAGTCTACTTCCCTCCAGAGATTCGCCAATGGGTTAAATTAATTAATCCTATCAAGATTGATGGAACTTACCATGTATTACGTTTAGGAGATTCTTCAACTATAGGTAGCTTGGTTGCGGTTGGTAAAAGCCACGAGGAGTGTAAAAAGAAGATTGATAAGATGGCTGAAATGATTAAAGGATATGACTTGAATGTAAAGACCGAAGGTGCTGACGAGGCTATTGAGGCTTTTAACACAATGATTAAATTATCTAAAAAGAAATAAGATGCCACTAAAGTCTGCTAAAGGTAAAAGTAAAAAAGCTATCCAATCAGCTATTAGCGCTAATATTCATGAACTAGCACATAAGGGAACTAAACCAAGAACCCAAAAACAGATTGTAGCAATTGCAATTAGTGCTGCTAAAAAGAAAAAGTAATATGTCTATTTGCCCAAATAAAAGTTCTAAAGAATGGTATGACCTTAAAAATGGTTTAAAAGAAAAATTTAAACAACAAGGAAGTGATTATACTGATGAACAAATAGAAGAAATAGCTGAAATGGCTTTTCATAGATATGGAGATACTCCTCCTGTTGATAAAGCTATTGATTATCTTTTAGGAAAGATTAGCAGAGAAGAAGCTCAATATAATAAATGGGTTAACTATGCTAGAGGTCAGTTTATTAATGGCCAAGGAGAATTAAGTTTTGATGATTTCAAGGAAAGTTTCTCTAATAGATTTGGAATAGACCAAACAGATGAAAACCTTAGAAAAATATACGAGGACGGTAAAAATAAATATGAGGCAGGTAAAATTTCACAAAATTTATTTACAAATGTTGTAGGAGAAAAGCAACAACAAGAAGGTAATAAACAAAAAGAAAGAGTAGGCTTAATACCGTGGGCTAAAGATTATTTTGTAAGTAATTTTAATCAGTTAGGTAAGATTTCTCAAGATGTAAAAGATGCTGTTGCAAAATATTTCTCATCAGCCTCACAGGCTGCTTCTTTGCTTAAAGGTGCAGTATCTGAGATTTCTAGAAAATATGGTAATGAAACTTGGAGTAATTTAAGAAAAGTATTAGTTCAGTCTAGACTTGATGGTATAAGACATAGATGGGAAGATATGTCTAGAACAGTTCTTACAATGAGTGATGAAGATTTAGTAAATGGATTTAAGGCTGAGGGGAGTGGTAATTATGCTGTATTGTTAAATGAAATAGAACAAAGAAATCCATTATCAAATTTACAAACAGATGCAGCTACATTGTTGGAATCAGGAGACTTTGAACAACTAAGAGCACTTCTATCAGGAGCGTTTAAAAACGCATCAGAAAATGTAGCCAAAATTGACTTTAGTGGTGGGCCTAGTTATGAAGAAATAAAAAATGACCAAAAAACACAAGAGGCATTATCAATGTATAAGGAGCTTATAGAGGCTCCATTAACAGAGAATCACGCCTCAAACGAAGGTGTATTTTCTAATGCGCTTGGAGAACTAGATACATATTATCCATTAATACCTTTAGATGAGAAGGGTAATAAATTATTTACAAAGAGAGGACCAAAATTAAATAGCAGAAGAAATCAGGCAAATACATTTGCTACAGGTCTTTCCAATGCTTATGATATTGCCGTTGATAAACTATCTGAAAGAGTAACAGCAGCATTCAAGGCTAACAATAAAAACGTTCTTATAAAGTCTATGCAAGATGCTGGCTTATTGAAGATAGGAACTGCAGAAGAGCTTACTAATAAAAAAATAACTATTAATGGAGTTGACTACAATGCCACTGTAGTTCAGATAACGGAAGATAGAATAATAAATGGCAAAAGAGTGCCAGGCAAGAAAGCCTTAATACCTAATTGGTTAGCAAAAGAGCTTGAACCAATGCTGAATGAGAGGGTAATGAATAAAACTGTTTTCGGAAAGGTAATGGATAAAATTACAGCATTTTCATTAGGTGGACCAATAGAGGCATCAATACACTCTACAAATCTTGTTGGTGCCTTGGTTAATGGAACACCATGGGCAGGTACCTCTCTTTTATCAAAAACAATAGGTAACACCCCTGTAACAAAAATATTTACAGGTATATTTAATATTATTTCAGAAGATGTAACAAGTGAAAATGCTATCAAGCATATACAAGAAATGGCTGCTATTGGATTATTACCTGAAAAGTCTGGTTCATTAACTGGCTCTCAAGAAATATCTGAGGCAACAGGAGCTAAGAAAGTATGGAAAATAGACCCATCAAGAATATTGTACGGTAGAAAGGGTATTGATATTAAAGCAAGGGTTTTAATGGATAGAATATGTCTTGAAATAAATCCAGATGCAACACCTGAACAAAGAAGACAATTTTCATATCAACTAGGTAACTATGTGAAAGGTCTAGAAGGTCAGCTAGAAAGAACCGTAAAGAGAAATGGTATGGCTCCATTCTTTACCGCATCATCTACCTTCCTTAAAAATGGTATAAAAGGTTCTTTAGGCATGGCTCCACTTCCAACAGAAGGCCAAACGCTACCTAGAAGAATGACAATGAGAGCTGCTCACATGTTTTCAGGAGGTGTTGTCGGATTGGTTGGTACATGGGTTGCAGCCTCCTATGCACTATACGGGAAGTTCCCATGGGATGATAAAGAATCTAGATTTTTAAAACTTAGGGTAACTCCTGAAGGCAAAAAAACAATTGATAGCAATCCTTTGTTAAAGTCTATGTTCTATAAGAATGGGCAGCTTCAAGATTTTAATATGGGATTCCTTAATCCGATAATAGAAAGAGGTGAAAGAGCTATAGGTGCCGAGGCTGCATATAATTCTTATATTCAAGGTGCTACATTAGGTCAGGCATCTGAGGCTGTTAAAAAAGACCAATTAAACTCATTCTTAACACCATTAGTAAGTTCACCTGGTATAAAGTTCCTTACTACTGCTACATTAGGAGTTTCTCCTCACATATCATCATTGAGAGATAATTTGACAGGTAAGCCAGAATTAGGATTGATGAGAAGCGTTAAGACTATGAAAAATGGTCTTGAACAATCTGGAGCCAATATTGCACAGGGATTAGAGGATATAAACCCAGTTGTAGGAAGGATGTTTGAACATTTTGGTTTTGACTTTAAGCCTAAATATTCAGCTGAGGATGAAAACTCATTTAAGATATTTGGGGATATTCAACAAATGATGTTCCCTAATATGTTTAAGCCACATATTGATAATCTTAAGATAGCAAATAATTTAAGGAAGCAAGAAAATAAGATGAGAAGGTCATCTATGAGAGAAACAAAAAGAGGTGCTAGAAAATAATTTGGTAGAATAAAATAAGTTCATATCTTTGTGTTGCAAATCCGATAAGGTAGTGAGATTACGTTATTGGGTTGACAAGAACCCTCCATAAGATAGAATCTTTGGAACGACACTCCTTAAAGAAGAGTGTTTCTAATCAACCCATCAAATCTCACTTGGTGGGTTTTTTATTGGATGTAGTCAAAGCAATATGGCTACTGCAACTGAACATAGTCCTAGACTATTGTAGGTAAACGCATAAGGACCATCCTTGGGAATCTGATATTTAATCTTTTAAATGAATGGTATAGCTTCACGACTTGCAGTAACCATTCAGCCTCACTTCGCGATAAGTTCACGCCTATTGGGTAGGATATAAAGTCAGTTCTCTGTTGGGGGCAGGGGGCTGACTTACCATTTCCCTTACCTCCTTGCTCTAGTTACAACCTTTGGGTAGGTTGTTATTTTACAAAACATTATAAATCAACACATTATGAAAGATATAGATTATACATACAACGATACATGGAATAGAAGAGATTCAAACATGATTTACGAATCATATACTGATTACTTAAATAGTGATTGGTGGAAATCAGTAAAAGAAAAAGCATCAAAAAGAAAATGCTATCAGTCTTGTTTATTTTGTAAATCAAAAGAAAATTTACATTTACATCATACTTCTTATAAATGGATACATACTAAGCATGAATTAAGAACAATAATATGTCTATGTAAAAATTGTCATCAAGAAGTTCATGATTATGCAAAATTAAATTTAGTGTCTGTAAGAATTGCTACAAATATTATGAGAAGGAAGCCTAAATACTAAAGCTAAAAAAAGCTTATATTTGTAAGAAATAATTTTATGGGTTCGTTTATAGCTTCATATACAGTTCAGCAATCGTCTAATGGTACATCATTAACTATTACAGATACGTCTAATTACACTGCCTCTGGTGAGCCGCAGAGTGGTTTTAACTGGAGAAGATTGTATATCTACTATGTAGATGGTACAGCCTTGGTGTATCCTGCAGGCAATACCACAGGTTATGTTGACTTTCCTTTTTCAGGAGGTAACAGTATTACTATCACGGGTTTTACTGCTGATTTGGCCTTGAGTATTCAAATGACTGTTAATAAGAGTGCTCCTGTTTCTGGTTCGGTATATACATCTACTAATATAGTTACGATGGTAGGGTTTACAAATCAGGCTATTTACAATGCTGCTCAGATTTTGGCTAGCAATCCTGTAAGATTATCTGACCCAGTATTCAAGGATAGTTTAGTTCAGCTACAAAGAGAGAAGGTTACTGCTGTAAATGCAGGTAGTTATGGAGACCAATTCTCTGCCCAGGCTGCTTTACAAAGAGCTGCAGATATTATATCACAATCAAGTATCAGATTCTAATGCATACTAATGACCAAATAACCGCAATACTTCAATATGCTGATATATCAATGTACCTAGGTGCTGATGAATATGAGATAGAGAAGTTTTATAATTGGGTAGATGAGACAGATAGATTAGAGTTAATTTATATATTGGATGATGTTTTAAGGTATTATCAACCTTATTATAATAGTTTAAATACGGCTATTCAGGCTTATGTTCCAGGTTATGCAGGTAATCCTACTTACGATAGACTTGTAAATTTCTTATATACCTACATAGGTCATTGGGTTCAGAATGCTGCTATTATAGCTAACAATCCAAATGGCATTATTACTGGTAATCCAACATCTACTGTTATTACAAATGTTGTTTACTCAGTAACGATAATAAATAAATCATACACTGCAGCAGGTGGTGAGACTTCTATAACATATTCAGATATGATTAGTAAGTCTTTAGTTTATATTTCAAGAGGTGGTGTTACTGTTAATCAAATTATAACAAGTGGCACCCCAACTACTGACCAAGTATTATGGGATACCAATACAGGTAAGATAACATTTGGTAATGCTCTTGGAGCTGGGGTGAATATTGTTGCATTGTTTAACTAAAAATAATTATGAGCCAAGCGTATATTGAGCATGAATTAAGGCTAAGAAGCGATAACGGAGTTTTAGTAGCAAATACAGGTATTGTTACAACAGTTCCTTTAGGTGGGGCTAACGGGGTTGCTACATTAGATAGCTCTGGTTTAGTTCCTGTCTCTCAAATACCCTTACTTAGTTATTTAAGTAGTTTATCAGCAAACTCACCATTATCTTCTACGGGAGGGTTAACACCAATAATATCTATATCACAGGCATCCTCAACAACCAACGGATACCTAAGTTCTACAGATTGGAATACCTTTAACAATAAGCAAGGAGCAATAACTAATGCAATAACAGGAACGGGTGCGATTGGTCAGGTAGCTTATTGGAATGGTACAAATACACAAACAGGTTCTAATATTTTAAAGTTTGATGGAACAAATTTAACAATAGGAAATCCATCTACGGTATTAGCAAACCTTCATGTTTATAACTCTTCTGCTGCTGCCTCATTCTTATTACAAACAAATAGTACAACAAACTACTCTGAGATATCAGTAAGAAATGATAACTCAACTGCTACCTCTTATTTTAGACAATATTCAACAGCCACATCAGGAAATGACTTTGGTTTGGCAAGAGCAGGACTAGCAACATTTTTTAGTAATTATGCAACAAACTTTGCAATAGGTACTATGAATGGAGGTAATTTAATTTTTGGTACCTCAAATACTGAAAGAGCAAGGATATTATCCTCTAATGGTTATTTTGGATTAAATACCACAAGCCCTGCTTTTTTATTAGATGTTAATGGTACTACTCGAATCAGCGGTCAATTAACATTAGGCTCTACAATAACAAACGGAACATATACCTATACATTGCCAGGTTCAACAGGTACCTTGGCATTATTAACAGATATTCCTAGCATAAGCGCTACTGCTCCAATTTCATATAGCGGAGGGGTGATTTCAATTAGCCAGTCAACTACAAGTACAAATGGTTATTTGAGTTCAACTGATTGGAATACCTTTAATAATAAGCAAACTGCATTGGGATATACGCCTGTTCCAAATACAAGACAGTTAACTATAAATGGAACTACCTATGACCTATCAGCTGATAGAACATGGACAATATCTATACCTGTAACCTCTGTATTTGGTAGAACAGGTGTGGTAGTTGCTCAATCAGGAGACTATACCACAACATTAGTAACTGAGGGTACAAATCTTTACTTTACTAATACAAGAGCACAAAACGCAATTGCCCTTACAACTACGGGTAGTTCAGGTGCTGCTACATATTCAGGAGGGACCTTAAATATTCCTAATTACGGTTCAGCATTAAATGGTTACGTTCCTTATACAGGGGCAACTCAAGATTTAAACTTAGGAACTAAAAATTATTATGGAAATGCTTACTTTGATGGTTTTACTTCAGTTGCTGCTTCGGGTACGCAAATAGTTTTAACGGTAAATTCTACCCCAAGTTATTTAGTAACGGGTTCGGGTGGTCAAACATTTAAACTTCCTGATGCCACTACATTACCTAATGGTGCTGATTTTTATTTTAATAATAATCAAAGTAGTGGTGCTATTTTAGTAAACAATAACTCAAATACTTTAGTTAAGTCAGTTTCTTCAGGTGGTTATTTAGTTTTGACTTTAATTGATAATACAATTTCTGCAGGCGGTTGGGATGAGCATTTTTATGCACCTTCAAATGTTTCTTGGAGTACAAACACATTAGATTATGCAGGTTCAATAACAAGTGCAACTTGGAATGGTAATGTTATAGCGATAAATAGAGGTGGAACAGGTGCTTCAACTGCGGCTGCTGCTTTGACTAATTTAGGAGCACAACCGTTGTCAACTAACTTAACATCTTTAGCAGGCCTTTCTTATGCTTCTGCTTCTTTTGTTAAGATGACTGCGGCAGGGACATTTACTTTAGATACAGCAACCTATCAAACTCCAATCACCCTGACTACAACGGGTTCAAGTGGTTCAGCTACATTTAGTTCAGGTACTTTAAATATACCTACCTATACTCTAGCAGGATTAGGTGGGGTATCTTCTAATATTTATACTGCTGATGGCACTTTAGCATCAAATAGAACAATAAGTGCAGGAGGATTTACTTTAACTATAAATCCACAAACTACATTTAGTCCAAGTATAACGGTATCAGGTGCAATTGCAAGAGGTACTATTTTCACTCCTACATTAACTGCTGCTGCTAATGGTGATGTTTTAACAGGGTTGTATATAAATCCTACTTTTAACGCAGGTGGTGCTTCTACTTATACAAGTGCAGGTTTAGTAGTCGCATCAGGATATGTAGGAATTGGAACAAATACACCTGTAAGAACTTTGGATTTAGTTACTTCTACATCATTAGGAACTGTAATAAGAATGCAATCAACTTATACTAATGGTAGGATATATGGCATAGGAAGTAATTTTATTACAGGAGTTGGCGAATTTGGTTTGTATGATTATACTGCATCCGCAGAAAGATTTAGAGTTGATTCTAACGGTAATTTTGGTATAGGTACTTCAACAATTGGTTCTAAGTTTCAAGTTAATGGTAACGCCGCTATTGGTTATTCAGCATCTACCGCAGCACCAACAAACGGACTAGCGGTTGCAGGAAGTATTGGTTTTGGAACTACAACAGTATCAGCTTGGGGTAGTGGTTTTGAAGCATTACAAAAAGGATATGCTTCATTTTATAGTAATGGTACTGCTAACTTAAATATTGGTTATAATGGGTACTATACAGGTTCAGCATTTCAGTATATTAATAATGGATATGCTTCTTTATATCAACAAAATGGTCTTTCAACAGGTGGGCATTTATTTTATGTAGCTGGTAATAATGCTTCAGGTGCAAATGCTGCATTGACATTTACTGCTGCTATGTTTATTAATAGTACAGGTAACGTTGGTATAGGAACTACAACACCTGATTCTAAATTACACGTATTAACTGGTGGTGGAACTCCAACAAATCAACTTAAAATTAACTATAATAGTACCAATGATAACTATTATGATGCAGCAAACCACTATTTTAGAAGTGGTGATGGAAGTACCGCTAGATTATATGTATTAAGTACAGGAAATGTTGGTATAGGCACAACTACAATAGGAAGTAAGTTTCAAGTAAACGGAAACGCTGCTATTGGATATTCAGCTTCAACTGCTGCACCTACTAATGGATTAGCGGTTGCAGCAAATGCAACAATAGGTACTTCAAGTAATACTGCATCATCTTCATTTGTTGTAAATAGTAGTGGAACTGCACCAAATTCTTGGGTAAGTGCCTTG